AAAAGAAGTAAACGTTAAAACCCCAGATTATTTTGATAATAATGGAAATGTAAATCCTGCATATACAGGATCAATTCCAGTAGCTCAAAGTGGTTCATTTGGAGATGCTGTAGGAGAAATCACAGGCGCCGGGGATAATTTTTATCAAAATGTTGATAATAATGACACTCAGGGATTAACAGGTGCTAATTATACAGATGCAATTAATTTATTAGCAAATCAGGATGAATATGTTTATAATATAATCACAACACCTGGATTAATATATGCTAATGCTGATCATGCAACACCATTAAATACACTAATAGCAAATACTGAAAATAGAGGAGATGCAATTACAGTAATTGATCTTGAAAATTATGGATCAACAATTACAGCAGCTTCTTCAACAGCAGCTAGTTTAGATACTTCATATGCAGCTTCATATTGGCCATGGGTACAAATTACAGATCCAGATACTGCACAATTAGTATGGGTACCAGCAGGAACATTAATTCCAGGAGTTTATGCTTATACTGATAGAGTAGCTGAGCCATGGTTTGCACCTGCAGGTATTAATAGAGGTGGATTAGGAACAGTAAGACAAGCTGAAAGAAAATTAACTCAAGCAAATAGAGATACTTTATATATTAATAAAGTAAACCCAATAGCAACATTCCCAGGACAAGGCGTTACAGTATTTGGACAAAAAACACTCCAAACACAAGCAAGTGCTTTAGATAGAGTAAATGTTAGAAGGTTATTAATTGCATTGAAATCTTATATAGCACAAATTTCTGATAACTTAGTATTTGAACAAAATACAGCAGCTACAAGAAATCAATTCTTAAGCCAAGTAAATCCATACCTAGAATCAGTTCAACAAAGACAAGGATTATATGCTTTTAAGGTAGTAATGGATGCTACTAATAACACACCAGATGTTATTGATAGAAACCAATTAATAGGTGCTATTTATTTACAACCTACTAAAACGGCTGAATTTATTTACTTAGATTTCAACATTCTTCCAACAGGAGCAACTTTCCCATCGTAAGAATTTAAAGATATAATATTTATAACTGAATAAAAAAAATAAACACAAATAAAAATGGCAGTACTAGATCCAAACGAAATATTTTTCACAGCATTTGAACCAAAACAAGCAAATAGGTTTATCATGTATGTAGATGGAATTCCATCATATATGATTAAAGAGTTTGGAGAAGTGAAAATCGAGCAAGCAGAAGTTACCTTAAATCACATTAACGTTCAACGTAAAGTTAAAGGTAAATCAACATGGAGTGATGTAACAATGAAACTTTATGACCCAATTACACCTTCAGGTGCTCAAGCGGTAATGGAGTGGGTAAGATTACACCATGAATCAGTAACAGGTAGAGATGGTTATAGTGATTTCTACAAGAAAGATGTAACTGTAAATGTATTAGGTCCAGTTGGTGATGTAGTTTCTGAATGGATTTTAAAAGGTGCATTTATTAAAGATGCAACATTCGATGGATACAATTGGGATACAGATGCTCAAGCACAATCTATTAGTTTAACATTAGCTATAGATTACGCAGTATTAAATTTCTAAAAAAACTGTTAAATATTTTTAAAGAGAGCTTGGCTTATGTCAAGCTCTTTTGTATCGTTAGTATGTATTAACGTAATAAAGTTATAATAAATAAAAACTATGGAAGAAAATGCATTAAAGTTTCCCACCGAAACTATTGATTTGCCCTCAAAAGGGTTAATTTACCCCGAAGACAACCCCTTATCAAGTGGTAAAGTTGAAATGAAGTATATGACTGCTAAGGAAGAAGATATTCTTTCAAACCAATCATATATTCAAAATGGAACAGTTTTAGATAAACTGTTAAAAGCACTAATTGTATCTAAAGTTAACTACAGTGATCTTATTGTAGGAGATAAAAATGCAATTATGATTGCAGCCCGTATTTTAGGATATGGTAAAGATTATAAGTTTGAGTATAAAGGAGAAGAAGTTGAAGTTGATTTAAGTACTTTAGAAAATAAAGAATTTGATGAAAGTTCTATTAGTCAAGGTGTTAATGAATTTAACTTTACATTACCTACATCGGGTACTGAAATTACTTATAAACTTCTATGTCATAAAGATGAAATGGCAATAGAAGCTGAACTTAAAGGATTAAAAAAAATTAACAAAAATGCAGATCCGTCAATGTCTACACGTATGAAACAGATGATATTATCAGTCAACGGAGATTCTGAACGTAAAACAGTGCGGGAATTTGTTGATACATACTTCCTAGCATCAGACGCAAGAGCATTTAGAAAACACGTAGCAGCACATCAACCTGACGTGAATTTATTAACACAAGTGGAATTGAGTGACGGTGGGGAGGACGTTGAGATTCCCATTACTGTCACGTTTTTTTGGCCTGACGCAAACATATAGAATTTCATTATTCGCCCAGATCCATGAGATAGTGTTTCATGGAAATGGAGGGTATGATTGGCATACCGTATATAATATGCCTATTTGGCTTCGTAATTTTACATTTAATAAAATGAAAGAGCATTATGATAAAGAGGCAGCAAATATGAAAAAAGCTCAAGGTAAATCCTCACCAGGAAATACCGTTATAAATTCTGAGGGTAAGGTTGAAGCCCCTCAACATATAAAAACAGCAAAGAAATCTCCAACGTATGTAGCGAAGGCATCAAAGAAATGATGCCTTCCTATATTTATAACTAAAACACCCCATGATTGGTAAGGACGGTTTAGAAAATCAGAAAGATATTAATAAAGAGCTAGATGCTACCCAAAAAGCACTACGTGAGGCTAATGCTAAAGCTGCCCAACTTACTGAAGAGTCTAGATCACTTACTGACGAATTAAGAGATCAATTAGGTATTAGATCTAAAAATAGTGAGGGTGATAAAACACTTCTTTCTCTTTCACAGAGTATAACAAAATCAGCACAAGAAAATAAAGTTTCATTAAGAGAATCAGGTGATATCACCAAGCAACTCGGAAAAGATGAAAAAACTTTAGAAGCAGCTAAAAGAGAACAATTAATTCTTACAAATTCTATTCTTGGAACTGATAAAGATTTAAATAAATTAATACTAGAAGAAGCAGATAATATTGTAAATGCTAATTCTGCAAGGACGGATTCTGTATCTAAAATCGATAAATTAAAACAACAACTTGTAGATTCTTCCAAAGAAGAGGAAGAAGCAATTTTAAATTCCATTTCATTAGAACAAGATAAACTTAATACTGCAGAAGAAGATTTAAGAGTAGCATTAGAAACGGCCGATGCAGATTCACAACGTATAGCTTTTGGAAAACAATTAGTTAATACTGCAGGAAAAAATGTTAAAACCTCAAAAGAACAAGAAGAATCCCAAAAAAGAATAAATAAATCCCTAGGAATAGCAGGTGGACTTGCTGACGCCTTTAAAAAATCATTTGGGGGTGTAGCTCAAGCTATAGGAATAGACAAAGTTGCGAAGGATATGAAAGACTTCGCAACTAAGGCAGATGATGCTGGAAAAAAAGTATCAAGACTTCAAGTGCTAGGTGTAGGTATGGTATCTGCTTTTAAAGGTTTAGGTAATACTTTAACAGACCCATCATTTCTTTTAACAAATTTAATAAAAGGTTTTAATGAAGTAGATAAAGTAGCAACAGACTTCCAACAACAAACAGGTCAAGATCTGAATACGATGAGCACATCGTTAAACCAATTTAATGGTGGTTTAATTACATCTGCTGAATATATTAAAACTGCAAGTGATTTAACTAAAGAATTTGGTGTAAACGCCGCAGCTGTTTTCACACCTGAGAATTTATCCGAAGCCGCTTCCATGACGAAAGAAATGGGGTTAGCTGGTAAAGAAGCAGCTAATTTAGCACGTTTATCTAAAGTAAATGGTGGTAATATTGAAGCTCAAAATGAAGCCATTATAAGTGGTATTAATTCCGCAAATAGACAAAATAAAACAGCAGTAGCTCATGGTCAAGTATTACGAGATGTAGCTAATGTATCTGATGGTATTGCTATTAGTTATGCCGGATTCCCAGATAAATTAGGTGAAGCAGCAGCAGCTGCTAGAGGGTTGGGGATGTCATTAGGTGATGTTGATAAAATTGCAAGTTCATTATTAGATTTCCAATCTTCTATTGAAGCAGAAATGCAAGCTGAATTATTAACTGGTAGAAGTCTTAACTTAGAAAAAGCAAGAGAATTAGCATTAAATAATGACTTAGCAGGAGTAGCAAAAGAACTAGCTAACCAAGGCATTACATCCGCTAATTTTAGTACAATGAACCGTATCCAACAAGAAGCACAAGCTAAGGCGTTGGGTATGAGCAGAGATGAAATGGCTAGAATGCTACTTTCTCAAGAAATGCAAAATGGCCTTTCAGAAGGTGCTTTAAATGATGCTCAAAAAGCAACATTAGAAGATTTAAAACGAGTAGATGCTCAAGAAAAATTTGCTACTGCAATTGCAAAACTACAACAAGCATTAGCTCCTATAGTAGGATTATTTGCTGATATTGCTTCAAATAGTATAGTAATTTATAGTGCACTAGGAGTTGCCTTATTTACAAAAATGCCAAGTCTTGTAAAAGGAGCACAAGGTGTAGCTGGTGGTTTTAAAAGTGCTTTATCAAATTTTGGTAAACTATCTAGTGGTATTTCAAAAATGGTTAAAGGTGGTGGGACTGGAAGGTTAAAAGCTGCAGCTAAGTCTATGACGCCTACTAAGGGTGCTGACAAAGCAGCAGATGCATCTAAAAAATTAGGAAAAACAGGCTCAGGAGGAGCAGGAGTTAAAAAAAGCTTACAAGGTTTAGCTGCAGGTTTACGTTCTATGGGCAGAGGCCCAGTTAGAAAAGGTGCTATAAATTTAGGAATATTTGGTATAGCTGCTATCCCAGCAGTAGCTTCAATTCCATTTTTAGCATTTATAGGATTAGTACCATTAACAGCATTAACAGCTAATTTTACAGCATTATCAACAGGTCTTAATAGTATGTCATCAACTTTTTCAGGTATAGGAGCCTTATCTTTATTAGCACTTGCGGGAATATTAATGATTCCTGGATCAGTAGGTTTAGCACTATTTGGAGGAGCTTCATATATAGCAGCAGCAGGTATAACAGTCTTAATTCCAGCATTGGTTGCATTAGGAACAGCAATGGTTAGTGGAGTAGGTGCAATTGGTTTAGCAGCTTTAATAGCAATGGGTGTTGGGTTAGGTATAAGTTTTACATTAATAGGAGCAGGAGCAATGATGATGGGTAAAGGAATTCAATTTGCTGCTGATGGGTTTGCTACATTATTTGATGCTATTACCTTTGAAAAGGTTGCATTATTACCTATGGCAGGATTAGGTTTTGCAGCCTTAGCATTAGGAATTTTTTCATTAGTACCTGCTGCAATATTTATGCCATTTGTAGCATTTGGTTTAGGGTTATTGGGACTTGCGCTTTTACCTTTAGGAATTGCTGTAGAAAAATTAGCACCTAATATAACAACGTTATCCTCATCATTACTTCCACTTGCAGCTGCGGCACCAGCCCTTTTTACGGTAGGTGCTAGTTTAGGATCTATTGCCTTAGGGTTAACAGCAATATCATTAGCAGGATTTTTTGCATTACCTATTATAGGAGCTTTAACAGCATTAGGTGCTGTATCAGGAGGATTAAGTTCAATATTTGGGGGTAGTGAAGAAGAAGGAGCTGGAAGTAAAAAAAAGGAATCAGAGATGTCCGGAGTAGAAGCTAAATTAGATAAATTAATTTCAATAGTAGAAGCAGGAGGAGATGTATTTATTGATGGTAATAAAGTAGGAAAAACAATACAATTGTCATCCTCTAAAATTGGTTAATATTTATAACAAAATAAAATAAAAATATAAAATTATGGCAACATCATTATTAAACAAATTAACAGCAGGAGGATCTCTTCTATCAGAATTAGATGGAGCAACTCCACCAATCCCACAATTTGATCAATCAAAATTACATGATGAATATTCAATTATTGGAGATCCTAATGTACCAAACAAACCATCCCCATCTCTATTAGATTTAAATGGAGAAACTCCAATTTATAATTATAGAGATAACGCACCTGAAGGTACATCATTTTAATAAATAATATATGGCTTTAATAGACCTAAAAACAGATTTAAGGTCATTAAAGTTTGGTTTAGGACAAGCATCAGATAAACCTGGAGGAGGTTATAGTAATCAACCTTATATTGTAAAACCTATACCAGACTATGATGATGATGGTTCCAACATTTTTAATACTGGGGGCCCTGATTCTCTCTTGCGAGGAGGGTTAATGGCTCCTATTAAATCTATTAATGATGTAAGTCGATTAACACAAATGTTTTTCGATTTAAAATCACCTAATGGTTTATTATTTATAGCAAAGCAGAATGTTTTATCAAGAACATCTGTAAAAACAGAAGCTTCGCGAGGTGCCGGAACTGCAGGAGGTACTGTTAATCAAGGTGTATATTTACCAACTTCAACAATAGCCCAAGCTGGGGTTAATTTCACAGGAACACATTCAAATTTATTAGGATTAAATCCATTTTCTCCGGGTTTAGATAATAACAGTTTAACTTCTCAATTATCTAATGGTGGTTTAGTAAAATATGAAACTGCTGCTAAGGTAGCAAATTTAGCAGATAATAATGTATTTTCTACAACTTCAACAACAACAACGGAAAAAAACCCACTTTTTGATTTATTTAATTTAAATAATCCACTTATATTAGGAAGTGAACAACCAAACCCATTCCAGGAATTTATTCAAACTTTAATACCTGGGGTAAATGGTAGTTTTGATAATAGATTATTAAAAATTTGGTACGATAAACAAGATACAAAAAATGAAGATGTTAATGTTTTAGAGTATGGGGGTGGTCCTGGATCTATATTAGGGATAGGAAAAACCCGAATTAAATTTGCAGATCAAAGAACAGGAGTAAATAACCCAAATTATTTAGGTAATTCACTTCCTAATCAAGATCTACAAGATTTTAGAGATACAACACGTCAAGTTTATTATCAAGCATCCAACTTAGCAATTTCAGCATCAGTTCTGAATGTAGCTAATATGGATTTTAAGGTTAATAGAGGACCAGAAAAAAGTAATGCATTAACAAGAGCACAAAATGAACTTCTTAATGTCACAAAACCTGAAGGTAGAACTTCTACAGTAGTTTCTAATGGGATAGTCAATGATGATACTTCATATTCAGAATTAACTATAAGGTCAAACCAAATTGACACAAATAACCCAAATAACAATAGTTTATTAGCGAATCAAAATGAATTATCTCCTTTTACTATCAATAATGATTTAATAACAACCGTTATCCCAGAAGGTGAGAGAAATACTTATGCATCAACCCCTTCTCCTCCCCCTTCATCATCTTATTTATCTTTAACAACTTCATCTAATTTTACTCAATCAAATCATGAATTTTTATCTGAAGATAGAACAGCAGATTTAGATGCAGGTCAAGCTTTATCTCCATTTACAATAAATAATAATCTAATAGATGAGGTTGTAGCTGCAGGTGATATAAGTACTTATGCTTCATCAAAAAATTCAATCCCCCCAAATATTACATATGCATCTGAATTACTATCAGATTCAGGATCAAAGGGTGCAACTATAGACTACAATAACCTAATTTCAAGAATTCCAAATTCTTCACCATTACCTATAGATGAATATTTAAATGCATATAGTTTTAATGTATATGATACAGTATCAGGTTCTAATTCATCGTGGCCTAATAATTCTCCCTTACAATATCTAAACAATTCATCAACTTGGACACAAACCCAAATTATAGAAGAACCTTTAAATACAGGTAAACTTATAGGTTCTCCTACTATACAAGATTTTAGAAGAGATCTTATAGGAACCCCATTAAACCCAACAGTAGAAACTTCTACTATAATGTCTTTAGCACCTAATTATAATGGTCCTGAGGCTAAAAATCTTGAATATAGAGTAAGTGCTGGAGATCCAGGAAAATCTAAAAATAGATTAAAATATTCAGTCTCCTCAACAGCATTAGATCAGATTAATGCTAGAATGCCTTATGATAATAGTGTTCCTAAAGATAAAAGAGCAGATTATGGGAATGATTTTTGTAAATTTAGTATTGGTATTCTTAAAAATGATGGTACTGGAGATTCTACCTACATACATTTTAGAGCATTTATAAACTCTTTTGATGATAAATATAGTGCTGATTGGGGGTCTACTCAATATGTAGGTAGAGCAGATAAATTTCATAATTATAAAGGTTTTGATAGAAGTATTAGTATGGGGTGGACAGTTTATGCTCAATCAAAAGCAGAATTAGCTCCAATGTATAAAAAATTAAACCTTTTAGCATCAAGTTTAGCACCTACATACTCCCCAGGAGGATTTATGCAAGGAAATTTAGCAAGATTAACAGTAGGTGGATATTTATATAATCAACTTGGAATTATAAAAAGTATTTCGTATACTATACCACAAGAATCAACATGGGAAATAGGTATTAGTGAAACTGGAGGATATGATGCTAGTGTTAAAGAATTACCACATATGATTAATGTAACTGGATTTGACTTTGTACCAATTGAAAATACAGTACCTCAATATGGTTTAACAAGATTTATTAATTTAAAAAGAGGTATGTCTGAAACCGACCCTGAAATAAATCTTTACGCAAGAGATTAAAAAAAATTTAAAATGAAAAGATATCAAGGTATACCAAAATTACGTAATATAAACCCCATTGCGGGTCCCTTACGTGTGCCTTATTATAGTACAGTAAGGTATCCAGATATCCCATCTGATCCTAATGATATTTGGGTTGTTACAGAATGGGGGGATAGGTTAGACTTATTAGCAAATCAGTTTTATGGAGATATATCATTATATTGGGTTATAGCAACCGCAAACCCTAATTATGTAAATTTCGGTTCTATTTATATTACTAAAGGAACCCAAATTAGAATACCCCAAAATTTAAATGAAATTTTAGCAAGTTATAACGAGATAAATAATATATAAATGGCATTAATAGGATCTAATTTTAGACAATATGTAGTCGACCAAATAAGGATACGCCAAAAACAATTTGGATCGGGGTACCAAACAAAAGGTCAACCCCATCCTAGTTATAAAGGGATAAAAAATAAAAAAGCTATCTTTGAAGCAACTCCATGGATGCGTCTATCAAGTGGTGTAAAAATAACCATAGGTGCTGATAGTATGCCAGGAACATCAGTATACGAACAAATTCTACAAACAGGATTACTTGATGGTATAGATGAAGCAAGGTGGGCGGGTAGTGGCTTAGCAAGAAAGTGCGTATTACAAGGAACACCTAATAGCGTTACAGGACAGCGAAAAGTTGTGGGAGTAGTGGGTGTGCCGAATCCAAATGCAATCCCAGGAGTAGATGGTGGTGCAACCACATACCCAGAACAATTAACAAAAGCCTATGGGTGGGGTTATAATAGTACTGGAGTAAATAATGAAAGAGGTTATGTCCCACCCCCAGGAGTTACTAGTGTAGACTTTGAATATAAAAATGATGGAGCTTTGGCTCAAGCAAAAGTAAATATTAAATGTTTTAGTAAGGAACAATTTGCGATAATTGATATATTGTATATGAGACCAGGGTATACGGTTTTATTAGAATTTGGCCATACAGTTTATAAAAACAATGCAGGTGAAACCGTATATGTAGACACGGCTCATACCCTCCCTAAAAATGTTTTATTTTCAACAGGCACCGCACCATCCCCTAAAAGACTTTCAGCTGCATTATTAAAAGAAAAAGAAAAATGGCAAGGAAATTATGAAGGATTTTATGCTAGAATAACAAAATTTGGATGGAAATTTAATAATGACGGAAGCTATGATATTACTATTAATCTTACGGGAGTAGGGGATGTTATATCAAGTTTAAATGTCATGGGAGCAAAGTCCTTTTCATCACCATTTTCAATAGATTCAAAATTTGAAATAAAACCCGAAAAAGCAGATGCTGAAATTGAATTAGTTAAAGAAGATTCTACATTTGATGATGATAATTTCTTTGGTTGGCTTGGAAATACCATCGTTGATAACACTGTAGGACTAGTAGAAACTGTAGGAGAAGTTGCTGTAGATTCATATAATTATGTTGTAGATGAAGTTATTAATGGATCTACTACATTAAGTGATGAAGAAATAGAAAAGGCTTCAGAACAAGGAGCAGTAGTTATTGCTAATGCTTTTAAATCCCAATTAAACTTTGATTTATATACTATATTTGCAGATAAAAGTTTATTTAATACTTCAAAAGCATGGGGTTTAGCAATTGAGGATGCATCAGCTTTTGGTTTACCATTAAAAAAAGTACCAATTAATGGTAAACCTACTAATTTTACCATTAATCATGGTGTTATAAAATTTGATGTATTTGAAAAAAGTAGTGACCCCGAATATAGTCCTACTACATTAATTACTTTTGGTGGGTTTTTAGCCATGTTACAAAGAGTATGTAATGTAGAAGATGGTAAGGGAGGATATGCTTTAGAGTTTGAATTAGTAAACAATCTTTTTAATAAAAGACAAAGGGACTACATGGTAACATACCCAGGAAATTTTTCTTGTGATCCTAATAAGGTTTTAATACACTATAAAGATTTTAATAAAAATGATTTTGCAAATTTTCCTAGTGATGATGGATTGAATGAGGCACGAGCATCAGCAGAATTAGCGTTTGGTTTACCACCTGGGTCCCTGATGAACTTACCTTCAATCCCAACTGATACCATTATGAATAGAACAATGGCTAATTCAAATAAAGGAGCGGTATTTTCACCTGAAAGATTCTCTAATTCTGATTTAGTATATCCTTTAGCTAATGTTTATGTTAACATTAATATGATTGCTGAATTAATAAATTCTTTAGGTTCAGAAAATGAAGAAGAACAATTACAAATTCCTGTATTAGCTTTAGTAGATGGCGTTTTAAATGAAATAAATAATTGTTGTGGGGGAATTAATGAATTTAGAACTATCTATAATGAAGATATGGGTATGATTCAAATTCTTTCTGAATCCCCAGTATTAATGTTAAAGCGACCAAAATCAACAGTTATAAATACTTTTGGTTTTCAAACCGATAAGGGGTATAGTGAAGGATCATTTGTAAAATCTATGGATTTAAACTCAGAATTATCAGATGCTTTTGCAACTCAAATAGCTATAGGAGCTCAAGCTAACGGAAATACAATGAGTGGTGGATCAGCAGCATTCTCAGCTTACAGTAAAGGATTAATTGATAATACTTTTACAGAAAAAAAATCATCATTAGAAAAAGAATCTAAAGGTGATGAGGAAAAAGATTCAATAAGTACTCAAATTTCTAAAATATATGAGGAAAGTAAATTAGAAGAATCCTTTAAACAAGTATATGATGAAAGAAATTTTGATGAAGCTGAGGATATTGATGTATTAAAAAATACTGGAGGTCAAATTTCAAGTTTAATAATTAACCAATATTTCCAAACAAAAACAGGTCCAGCTCCATTTTTCCTTCCCTTTAATATGAGTTTAACTATGAAAGGATTAGGAGGGTTAAGAATTTATGATGGTTTTAAAATTGATGGGAAAGCATTACCCTTAAGTTATAACCCAAAGGATATTAAATTAGTTATAAAATCACTATCACATTCAATAACCCCAGAATCATGGGACACTAAAATTTCAACAATTTCTACAGTAGATTCTTCAGATGTAACACCAAGACCATATCAAGCTGTAGATAAATCTAAAAGTGGAGGTTCACCATCATCTAGTGGAGGTGGAGGCGGAGGAAGCCAAGCAAGTGGGAATAAATTACCACCTCCCCCGGGAACAAAACCACCCGCAGATGAAAAATTAAGAATAAAATTAACTAGGATAATGGATGATGGTATTCAAACTTTAGGGATGATGGATGTTTTAGCCGAAGATGAAAAAACCATATTATACACATTAGCAACTGTAGAACTACCTTGGAAGGGTAACCAAAACAGTATTAGCTGTATCCCCACAGATGACTATAGAGTAAAATCCCACGTTAGAAGTAAAGGTCGAAAGTGTTTTTGGGTAATAGGTAACTCCCAAGGAAATTATGCTTTTAATAAACTCTATGGTAATAATTACATTAGAACAGCAGTGTTAATCCACGACGCACCAATAGCACCAGGTTGGTTACTGGGTTGTATAGGTCCTGGTTTTAAATTTAACGTAAAAGGTAACCAAAAAGGAAGGCAAAAAGGAACAGGGACAGAATATTTAGAACCTGCTAAAGGTCAATCTATACAGGCCGTAGCTAAATTACTAGGAACTCTATACTCTTTAGGATCCTTTAAAATGAAAATTGTCAATCAAGGTGGTGTAGGGTATGGTCAACTTCCTAAAACCTATAATGCCCAAGTAAAAACAGCTGCTAGATCAAGAAAACTTTTATAAATAATGGCCTATATACCTTTAAATAAAATAATAACTAACCAATCCACAAAAGGTAATGAGTTTGTAATAAAATCCAATAATGAGGAGTATATTGGGTCTTATTATATTCTTTATAACGGTAAATTTTTTACAGGTAAAACTCCAAACGACCCCCCAAATATTGAAATAATAAAATCCTCAACCGTAATGGATGATGTGTGGGAAAGAACTAGTGAAGGGGTAGAATTTTCCCAATACGCCGAAAATTTTGACGGTCTTATACCAGGAACTAATAATTACCAAAACATGGATGAGGTTAATAATTATAATATAATAAAAGGAACAGATTTAGAAAAAACTTTTCTAACTCCCCAACATAGCTATCCAAAACCCACATCTAAAGATTATGAATTAAGACAATTTACTAGATGTTTTTGTTATAAGATCAATGAACCTATATTTATAGAAATAACTCCAGAAGTTTACAATTTTTTAATTACAAAAAACCCAAATTGGGATTTTAAAAATTATATTCCTTTTAATGTGCCATGGACTATAACAGGTGAATTAGGAAGAGTTGAAATATCCAACAAAAACCAAGTTTTAATTGCAGAAAAAAATATTAAAAGAAGAAATTTAGGTCGATTTTTAAATTTTAACTATACAAAATTTTGTTTAGATCCAAAGATTTATACGCAATTATTAAAAGATTACCCCAAGGATGGGCCTGGTAAATTAGCAGAAAAAGCTATAAAAAGTGCCCAAAAATCACCTAATATTAATAGTCCAACCCCAATAGTAAATAAATCTAAAAAATACTAGTTTAACTTGGTTGATTAAATATACTTTCGTATATTGGTCAAAATAAAAGTTATGTACTGGTTAATTGAAACAGAAGAACAGTTATTAGAGTTATCTAAATTTGGTTATGAAGAGGCATTCGTAGAGCTAATTTCATACTCAAACATTATTCACCCTGTTAAAAATAAGATTTGTGCTGTTTATATTCGACCGTTAAACTCAACAAAAGGATTTATTACATCGATTGATCATAGCGAAACATTACCGCTTGATATAGACATTATAATATCGCAATTAAACGCATTTAAAAAAATATATGTTAGGGACAAAAAAGAATTCCTACATTATTTCATTTTAAAAGACCTTTATGACATAACACTCAACTCGCCTCCGTATATACAAGAATATACACAAACACATAACTTTTTTAATAGTAAATACCCCAATAAACTAGATGTAAACCGCATTATTCCGATAGTAAAACACTATGAGTATTGTGAAAAATTATTTAATAACTTAAAATCAAGAATAAATGAACCAATCAATGACTTTTACAACTCAAAAACCTCAGTGGTATTCAACGCCTTGGAGCAAAGTGGTCTACGAATTGATAGAGAAGAATTCCAATCGCGTTTTCATGATGTCAGTGGAGAATACGTCTACACGCAATTTAACTTCAAAACCCTTACAGGTAGACCAAGCAATAAATTCGGAGGAGTAAATTATGCCTCACTTAACAAAGAAAACGGAGACCGAAAGTGTTTTATCCCTCGTAATAATTTTTTATTTGAGCTCGATATTGGGGCTTATCATCCTACTCTTTTGGGCAAGTTGGTGGGTTATGATTTTGGTGAAGAAGATATTCATATGGCCTTTTCGGAAATGTATGGAGTTGATTACCAAAAAGCAAAAGAACTAACATTCAAACAGATGTATGGTGGTGTATTCGAGCAGTATAAAGAACTGGAGTTTTTCAAAAAAATGAAGGTATATACTGACGATTTGTGGGCTCGCTTCCAAAATGAGGGTTCAATTGAATGTCCTATTTCAAAACACATATATAAAAAGGATGAATTGGAAGACATGAAACCTCAAAAGTTGTTGAATTATGTTCTTCAAAACTTGGAGACCGCAATGAATGTTTGTATATTGTGGGAGATATTTAAGATATTAAAAGGGAAAAATACTAAATTAGTCCTTTATACTTTTGATTCTTTCCTATTAGATGTAGATGAAAATGAGAAGAAAATAATAGAAGAAATATTAAAAGTTTTTAAAAATAAAAAGTTACAAATAAAATACAATTATGGCAGTACCTACGATTTTAGATAATCCCCAACATATGTATAAGGTAGACGATTTCATTGATTTCGATCCCCTAAAGATACACGATTTGAATAATAAACTATTTTGCACATTCACTACTTTGGAAGAC